TTGGATTTGGTCTTTGACGACGCGGCGTTTGTGTTCGATGCGGGCTATCTCCATTTCCGTGTCACGGATTTGTTGGAGGCGTTTTTCTTCGGCTTCGAGTTCGGCGGCTGCGATGGCGCGTTGGTGTTGGAGGCGTGCCAGGTAGTCGCGGGAGTTACCGCGGACGTATCCGCTCATTTGTGCTTCTTCCTTTCTCGCATGACGTTCTTTATGGCTTGGTTGCTGGTGGGGTCGCGGTGGGTGTGGGCACTCCCGCGTTCGGGTGCGGGGCGCTTCTCTTGCCAGTGGCATGGACAGGCTCGTTGGCGGCTGCATACCTGAAACGCAGTCCAGCAGCACCCGCGCCCGCAGACGGTCACGCGCTGGCCTCGGGGTACGCATCCCGCAGCAACGACGCATAGTTGCGGGATGTTTTTGCTCCGTCCGGGCGCCACAAGGTGTAGGACCAGGCGCCGGTTGTGGGGTTCTCGGATTCGCGTAACAGTCGCCGTGTGCGCCGGTTCCTCACGTCACCGTCCGGGGTGATCTGGTACGACGGGAAACCGGGGATCGTCCGCCACACGGACTCACTAAGGTCACGGCCGTCAGCGGTTAGCATTTGGTCACCTTTCGTTGGGCACCAAAAGGGGCGCCCCGTGTGGAGCGCCCCTATGGTTTGGGTTATCGGTTTAGTTGGTTTTCGTGGCGGCGAACTCCCATGCGGTGCCGCCGTGTTCGTCCAGCCATTCCCCGACTGCGTTTCCGTCTGAGTCGCGGAGTTCTACGTGCAGGTAGTGGTGTTCATCTTCCAAAGCACCATCGGCGCCAAGCTGGTTCAGCGCTTCCGTGGTTTTGGTGATGAGCCGGAGCTGTTCGATGAAGAACGGATAGCCTCGGGTGGTCATGGTGCCTCCTTAGTTGTTTCGGTTGTCGAGTGCAGCGTATATTTCGGCGAGTGTCCCGGTGATCGGCCCGCATTCGTGCCGTTCGGGTCTGCCGTTCGTTATGGTCAGTTCGCCCGCGCACTTCCAGCACGTCGTCAGGAAGGACAGTTGCTCGCCGCGGGGCTTCGTCTTGAATGCCATCAGAACGGCGGTTCAGTCTCGGCGGTCCCGGCCCCCCAGGTGTCCGCGGCGGCTGTTTCCTTCTTGCCGCCCCACTGACCGCCGCCGTTGTCCTTGCGCTGGGTGCGGTTTACCTTGGCGTTCGCGTACCTGAGCGACGGGCCGATCTCGTCAACCTCAAACTCAATAACGGTTCGCTTCTCGCCCTCCTTCGTTTCATAGGACCGCTGCTTCAGGACGCCGGAAGCAATGACGCGCATCCCCTTAGCGAGGGATTCGGCCACGTTCTCCGCAGCTTCCCGCCACACGGACGCCCGGAGGAACAAGGATTCGCCGTCCTTCCAGTCGTTCGCCTGCCGGTCGAACGTGCGCGGGGTGCTTGCGATGGTGAAGTTAGCGACTGCGGATCCACTCGGGGTGAACCGGAGTTCGGGATCGTTGGTGAGGTTGCCAATAACGGTGATGGTGGTTTCGCCGGCCATGTTTACTTACCTTCTTCTTTGGTGGGTGCTGCCATTGCTTGGATGGTGTCTAGGTGGGCTTTGGGCTCCCCGGCGATTGATGCGGCTTTCCAGAGGGCGCGCAACAGGTCGGGGTCACCGTTCGCTTGTTCGGCTTCTGCCAGGAAGTCACGGGCAGGCTGTGGGGCCTGCTTGGGTGCGTCGGGGAGGGGCTGCACGGTGAAGTCGCGCTTCTTACCTCGAGTCTCGGTTAGCGGCATCTTCAACGGCTTCTCGAGGCCGGACATGGCCGCGATTTCGATACCGCCGACAGCCTTACCGCCGTACCTAACGTCCGGGTTGCCAACCAGCGTGAGGCGTTTTCCGGCGTAGTTGTCCGTCTCGGTGCCCCACGCCTTGGCGATGACGCGCCTCATGCTCTTGTTTGGCTTGTACGGGCGTCCGGGGTATTCGGCAAGCTCGAGCACCACAGGCTGTTCGCCGTTGACTACGTGCGCTGCGGAGACTGTCACGGTGCGGGGGCCGGCCAGATAGTCGTCAAAGTTTTGCTGGTCGCTGCGTGGTGCGAGGGTTTCGCTAATGTCCATGTCAGGAGAACTCCGGTTCCAGGTAGTGGTCGATTCGTTCGGTCAGGGGGAGGTTGGCTGTTGCGGCCCGGTAGGTCTCGAGCATCGGCTTTGCGGCTTCCTCGAACAGGGAAAGCGCCTCGAGGATCGCCTCACGCCATCTCGCGTCAGGCAGTACGCGCTTCACGTAGAGGGGCATTCCGCCGCAGTAGGACACGTAGTCGATCCATTCGCGGCCGGATACCAGCAGCCCGGCTTGGCATTGCGCCATGTTCTCGAGCGGCACCTCATCGGCAAGGATGGTCGTAAGGTGCTTCTTCTGTTGGCGGCTCTTGATCTCAATGAGCCCGTCTTCGCCTACCAGTCCGTCCGGTGAGTAGCCCAGTTTGAACCCTGCATAGTCCCTGACCATGAACCCGATCTCAGTAACGGGCGCGTCCCAAGCGGCGGCGTACCGTTCGGCGTAGAGGTCTCGAGCGTAGGGTTCATCCAATGTGCCGCGTTCCATATCACGGTTAGGGAAGACCGGCTCAACGTGCCCCGTGATGCGCTCAGCAACCAGCGTGGCAACCAACGCTCGAGACGTGTCATTGCTTGCGGGTTTGACGGTCTTCGGCGTGATGAGCTGCCCCACCACGGACGCCGTGACGATGCCGCACCGTGCCGCCAACCATTCCGGCGTCCCCTGCTCCAGGTCTTCGTAAGTCGTGAGTGTCATGCTGTCTCCTTGGTTGCGGTGCGGTATGCCATGACTTCCCAGGCGAACCGGGCCTTAGTCAGTTCGTTTTCCCAGATGTGGTAGGCGTATCCGTAGTGGGTTTCGGGGCCGAGGTAGTGCCAGCGCCGGCCACTCGCGGGCAAAAGAAAAGGGACCTTGCGGGTCCCTAGTTCGGTGGTCAGTTCGTACATGTCACGGCGTGGCGGTTGGCTAGTCGGGTTGCACATTGTCTATTCCTGATCTCTTGAGTCGTCGCATCGCCCGTTGGAAGGCATTGTCTGGGCCTCTGCCGCGGCGGTGCCATGACCGCGGGCGCTTCTTCCCCTTATGCTTCTGGCGTTTAGTCATCTGACGGCCGGCCCCGGTAGTAGAGGGAGATGATTTTCTTAACCTGGTCGTCAGTCCAAAGGCTTTGGCAACGTGGTGGCTGTGAGGTCGCGTAGGGCTTTGGGAGCCAGTAGACGCCGCGGTTTGCCCAGTTGTAGACGAGGCCAGTCCTCACGCCGAGTTCCTTTGCTATGTCCCCTGTTGTCCATAGTCGAAGTGTCTCGCTCATTCGTCGTCCGGGTAGTTGGCCGTGGCGATTGCTTGGGCGGCGGTCAGCATCCCAAGCTGCACAATCGCGTCGGTACTGGAAGTTGCGTGGATATACAGTGCTGAGTGGTGTTGGTCGGCTCGCATGACGCGGGTGATGATGATTGCGTCCGCGATTATTTCACCGTCGTCCAGTTCCGGCCCGGTGATTTGCAGGCCTTTGAGCGCGTCTGTAAATGCTGTCATTGCGGGTTTCCTCCTTCGTTGTCGCAGTTGTCGGGTTCGCCCCTGAGTAGGCGTTGCATGGCTGGGACGTCGATCTTTCCGCAGCCCCATTCGTTTTCGAGGATGAACAGGGCGCGCCTGTTCCGTTCGTCTGCTTCACACACTTTCGGCTCCTTTGCCTTTGGTTTGCTGTAGTCGGGTCCGCGCACTGACCGGCTCATTCGGTTTCCCATTCGCGGGGCCGGTAGTTGGGGGCTGGTGGGAGGGGCTGGTTGAAGTCGAAAACCGCTCCCATAAGGGTGTGTTGTTCGGTGAGTGACACGTATTCGGCGGTTTCCCGTGCGAGGTCAGCAGCGAGAGCCAAGTTATCCGCGGCCGTCATGATGCGAGCCCCCGCGCCGTGTAGAACTCTTCACGCCGGTCCACCTTGACCAAGGCCGGGAGTGCGTCCCATTCGTCCGGGGTGAGCCCGTGCCAGCGAAGGATGATGAGTTCCGCGATTTCCTCACGCGATAACTGCCGTACCTGAACAACCGGGCGGCGCTTACGGAAGTGCTTGAGTATGCTCACGATGCCTCCTTCAGTTTGGTGTCCACGCGGCCCCTTGACCGCAAATAGGAGTCCAGTTCGCGCCGGATGTAGGCGACACGGGCCGGGGATACTTGGCCGTTCGCCTGGTAACAGACCGCACAGAGTTCCCCGACACGCACCCTCGTCCCCTCG